CGCATACCGCCAGGCACACGAACACCAGTCCGGTTAGGGTCTTTCGCATCTTGTCCTGCCACCGCTTCTCGGGGATCGCCTTCAGCGCCCGGAGTTGCGCCTCTGTCTTGCTCACTGCGTGGCCCCTTTCGTCAGCACCTGCAACAGGAGATCACGGATTTCCCGGACGTCGCGGTGGAGTTCGTCCAGTCGCTTCATGCCCGCGTCGAACTCCTCCCGCGCCACCCGGGTCCGCATCTCGTCCCCGAGCTTCCGCACCCGCTCCGACAGCACGCCATAGACGGCCCCCGCCGCGATGAGCGACGTGACCACCGACAGCCCGAGTCCCACCCATTCCACGCCGCTCATAGCACGCTCAAGTCCTGTGGGACGCCCGTGTCCGTCGCGGAGTAGCTGGAGTCCGCGTAGCCCGCCTTCTGCACCTTCGCCCGATAGGTGTAGGTGACGCCGTTCAGCGGCAGCACGTCGGTGTAGCCCTGGGACCCACCCTTGAGGCTCGCCACGGTCACGTACCCCCCGCCGTCGTCCCGTTCGAGCACCAGCGTCTCGCCGCTGTTGAACGTCAGGGAGAGGACGATGCCCGTTGTCGCCGCGCTCGCCATCAGCCCACCACCACGGTGAGGGTCGGCGCCGTCAGCGTCGGCCCCGTGAAGCTCGCCGGCGTCGTGAACCCGCTTGACCGCCCCTTGCTCGAGTAGCCGCCGAGCTCATCCCGGAGCCGCACCCAGACCGTGTAGGTCGTGCTGCTCGCCAGGTAGGCGTTGACCGTCACCGACCCGACACTGCCCGGCGGCAGCACCCCGCGCAGGGTGTCCGTGCCGCCGGTTTCGGTGCCCCACTCGACCGGGTGGCTCGTGTCGGCGTTCGTCCACGAGGCGGTCACGGTCGAGGTCGTGAGGATCACGCCGGGCGAGGTGGTGACGCTGGACGGGGCGGTGAGGGCCGCCGTGTCCACGTACTTGGTGCCGCTCGGGTAGGCCCACGCGCTCGGGAGCTTGGGCGTCCCGTTCGTGGCCTTGGGGTCCGGCAGCGACCGCGCCCGCACGAACACCCGGCTATTGCTCGGGAGGTTGAGGATGTCGAGCGTCGTGGTGGCCGCGATGGTTTTCCACTGCACCCAGCCGGTGTCGGTGTCGGCCGGCGCCGAGGTGCCGTAGCTCGTGGCCTTGACGGCGTACTGGACCTCCACCGGCTCACTCGAGGCGTTCACGGTCACGGTGACGGTGGCGCCGTGATAGGTGTCGCTGGTCCGCTGGGTCGGCGTGCCGATGGTCGGGGCGCTGGCCGAGGCCCCGGCCCCGGCGTCGATCGCCTTGAAGGCGATCCGCGGCCCCTCCTCGGAGCGGTCCACGATCTGCACCAGCCGCGTGCCGCCGCGGAGGTTCGTGGCCGGGTCCGGCGTCATGTCGGCGTTGACATAGCACCAGTCGCCGGGCCAGAGCCCCGTCGTGTTCGCCGTGCGGAGCGCCCGGAAGGTCAGAATCGTGGCGCCGTTCTGGAAAAACGTCGCGTAGTGGGCCGCGCACTGTTCGGCGAGCCCGCGGACGTACTCCAGGGCGTGCACCCCTGCGACGGTGTCGGTGCTGGCGACCGTGCCCCGCATGGCCCACCCATCCACCGTGAACGGCCGCTGTCCGAGGTCCACCGCCCGCCCGTAGTCGGGGAAGATTTCCGAATTGCCAACACTCCCAAGCCGTGCGGGCGGGATGTCCGGCCACTTGAGCCAGAAGGGCGTCCCCGTCTCGGTCGTGAGCGGGATCTGGTAGTCCGTGTAGGTGTTGACCACGAACTCCGTGATGGCGCTCGCCCGGTCGGTGCTCCACCCGATGGCCGCCGTCGTGTCGAGGTCCGCCTCCGTCAGCGTCGGGATGCCCGCCAGGTCGCCGCTCGTCGGGAGCCGGAAGTCGATGGGCACGATGCGGCACGTCGCCGCGGCGGTCGGCTGGAGCCGGTAGCCAAAGCCGAACTGCTGGCCCAGCTGCTCCAGCACGTCGAACCGCTTCATGCGCTTGGTGACCTTGGCCCGCACCGTGGGGAAGGCGTTCTTGGTGGTGGGGTTCCGCAGCACGTCCCACGCGCTGCTGCCCGCCGTGTCGAGGCTGATGGGGTAGAGCTGGTCGCCCGCGCTCTTGCCGCTCGGGATCGTCTGGCCGTCCCGGTAGAGCGCCGAGAAGTCCCCGTCGCAGAGGTCCCGGAACAGGTCCAGCACATGGACATCCCCGATCACCAGCGGGGTTTCGTCCGTGTAGGCGTCCGAGGCCGTGGCGATGCGCCGGTAGTCCACGCGGAGACTGATGCCGGTCAGGCTCGTGCCGTTCGCAATCGTCCCGGTGTCCAGCGCCTGGTAGTAGGGGTCGGCGGTCGCCGTGGTGACGCCATCCTCCTTGAGCAGCGGGCGCACCATGATCTCCGTCACCCGGTAGGTGCCGTCGCTCCGCTGCTGCAGGCGGACGTTGAGGACTTCGCACTCCTTGTTGGTCACGGAGGGCGATGCACAGGAGAAGCGGCACCGGATGGACGGCCGGGGGCGCAGGTAGCCGAGCCCGCCCACCGCGCCCGTGATCCCCGCGTAGGGGTCGTTCGTGGTGGCCGCCGGGTAGTAGAGGTGCCGGAACAGGTCCCGGGTGGCGAGGTTGTCGGTGGCCGCCTGGCTCGCGCTGGTCAGGGTGATGGTGCGGTAGCTGGTGCCCCGCGCCACGGTGGGCGCCCCGATGGTGCCCGCGAGCGTGGACGCCGCCGGAATGGCGCCGTAGGCCGCGGCGAGGCCCACCGGCAGGAGCTGGGGCTCCGCCGCGTAGCTGATGCTGGAGTGCGGGCGCTCCCCGAAGCACCAGACGTTGAGGTCGTCGCTCAGGTCGTCCAGCGTGAGCGTGTACCAGAGCGGGTCCTCGAGCGTCACGTCCTGCACCCGGCCCACCCAGAACGGCCCCCACGTCGCGCCGCCGTCCAGCGACTCCTCCACCGCGACCTTGCAGCCGAGGAGCTGGCAGCGGCCCTTGCTGTCCCCGAGGAACGCCGTCACCCACCGCTTGAGCCGGTCGGTGCTGTCGGTGCCCTTGTCAAGCAGGCGGAGCGTCATGCGCCCCTGCGTCCACCGGCGGGTCAGGGGATCAACCGTCCCGCGCCGTCCGTTGTCCGGCATGGCGAGGTAGGGCTGGAAGCCTGACACCCCGCTCATGGTCGCCACCTTGAAGTTGTCGGTGTGTGGCGACGTGGCCGCCAGCACCGTGGCCTCGGTGATGTCGTCGGAGCGGCGCTTGTACAGCGTGGCCCGGTAGGCGGGGGCGTAGGTGGTCATCCTAGAGCCCCACGAACGGCGAGGTGGACCGGAGTTCGATGGTCATGGCCCGGTCGCCGTTCCCCTCGAGTTCCACCGCGTCCGCCTCCTCCGGGACGCTCAGGTACGCGCTCTGCGCCGTCGTGCAGGCCGACCGATCCGGCACCCACGTCAGGGCGGACTTCGCCCGGCCCGCCGTCAGGAGCGCCTTGACGCCGCAGTTCACGCCCGCCATCTCGTTCTGGCCGTCCCACCCGCTCTTGAGCACGGGCGAACTGGTCGCCTCCTTAGGCACCCACCGCACCCGGCCCCGCAGGATCTCGTCGGTGCCGACGATCCAGGCATCCTCCGTGCCGCTCGCCGCCTGCGCCCACGCGCTGCCCCGGCGCGGGCGCGGGAAGCTGGTCGCCTCCCCGAGATAGTCGAGCAGGACCACGTTACGGACGTAGTAGTAGGCCGTGCTGGTGGTCGCCGCGGACAGGGCGCCGGGCTGGAGCCGCAGCTGGTGGGTGTTCCCGGCCACGCAGGACGCCGCGCCAAGGACGGCCAGCCACCAGTTGCCGCCGACGCTGATGGGGTCGGGGTAGGTGCCGCCGCCCGTCTCGAGCGTGGTGGCCGTCAGGGCGTTGGAGGCGAAGCTGTAGGTGACGGCCAGCCGGGACGCCGCGGCGGTCTGGTCGTAGATCGACACCCCCACGTCGCCCGTGCCGTTGTCGTCCTTGAGGAACACCGCCGCCCACGCCGTCCCGCTGGTGGGCTGCACCCACGTCTTATAGCGGTACTCGAACCCGGCCCCGTCGTTGTCCTGCACGGAGTACGCGCTGGTGCCGCCGAACGGGTCGGTGATGCCGGACGCGACCGTGGCCGTGCCGTTCTGGCTCCACGTCGAGATGTCCTCGGCGCTGCCCCACGCGATGAGGGGAAGGGTCAAGAGCGGCATCAGGCGGGCACCATGTTGAACACGATGTTGCGCCCGGCCGCGTTGCGGATCGTCTCGGCCAGTTCCTCCTGCCACCGCGGGTCACGGGTGCTGACGAAGCCCTCGCGCATGGTGATGGTCACCGTGCCGCGCCGGGTCGCGTCCTGCACGTCGCGCGTGGCGCCGCCCGCCGCGGACCCGCCCCCAGATCCGCTGCCGCCGCCCGGGGTGCCGCCGCCGGCCATGCTCAGGAGCTGACGCCCCCGCGCCACCATGCCGGAGCCCGAGGCGATGAGCGCCGGATTGGGCGGGAACAGGCCATCGGCCAGCTTGGCGAGGCCCTTGATGACGAAGTAGGTGCCTTCCAGCTTCATGAACGGGGCCAGCACCTTCTTGGCCACGTTGCCGATCCCGCCGCCCACCACGTCCCCGAGCGCCGCGAAGCCCTCCGCAATGCCCGCCGTGGCGTCGCTGATGGCGCCCATCCGAAAGACGATGAGGTCCAGCGTGTCGGCAAAGTCGGTGAACACCGTCCCCGCCTGCTGCACCTCGGGGATCATGGTGGTGAAGTCGCCGCCGAGGCGGAGGCCCAGCGGCTCCGCCGGTCCCTTGGCCTCGCGACCGAGCTTGCCGGTGATGTCGCCCACCTTCCGCACGTCCGTCCCGATGAGGGGCGCGGCCGGGCCGGTGGCCTTCTTGTTGAGGTCGTCCAGCGCCTTACTGATGGCCTGCAGGCCCGCCGCCGTCTCGGCCAGCTGGTTCTTGATGGCCTCGGAGCGGTTCGTGATGTAGATCGTGGAGAGGAACGTGAACCGCTGCTGCAACAGCGCCCGCTCCTGCTCCAGCCCCTCGCGGGTCTTGCGCCGCATGTCCTCGAACGCCGAGGCCCACCGCTTGGCCAGGTCGTCCGTGGCGACGAGGGACGACGCCACTTCCACGCGGAAGAACTTGACGGCCGCCGCTACCGCGGTGATGCCGAGGGCCACGCTGGTGACGAGCACGCCGCCCCCGGCGAACTGCAGCAACCCCTCGGCCATGTTGGCCACCTTGTTGTTCACCCCCAGCAGGTCGCCCGCCATGTTGTTCAGGGCGTTCCCCGCCTTGGAGAGCCCGGCGGAGAACTGCCCCGTGGAGGTGGTCGCGCTGTTCGTCGCCGCCGTGACGCTGCCCTGACGGCGGGCTACGTCCAGCAGCGCCGCGTCCACCTTCTGCAAGGTGACCGTGGCGAGATCCTTGGCGACGATCTCAAGCGCGAGTTGCTGGTTAGCCACCGGGGTATGCCTCCCGCATCGTCCGTTGCGCCGCCGTCTCCGCCTGCTCCCCGCCCAGCGCGAGCGCGGCCCCGATGGCCGTGGCCCGCATCCCCTGCGCCCGCCCCAGCGCCAGCACCGCCCCGAACTGCCGCGCCAGCATCCAGAACACCGGCGCCACGATCTCCCCGCTTACGATGGCCGGCGCCAGGGCCGGGTAGCCATGCACCGAGCAGAGTTGCGCCACCAGCAGGTCCAGCGAGGGCGGCGCCGTCTCCCGGGACGGGTCACGACTCGTCGCCGCCTCGGCCATCGCCTCCCACGGGTCTAGCTGCCGGTCCCGTTCCGCTGGAAGGCCGCCGTAAAAAAACCGCTGGCCCGCTCCACCACCTCGGCCATGTCGAGGTCGTCCACCACCTCGGGCGGGAAGCCCATCCCGAGGAGGATGGCCCGTGCCCCCTCCAGCTGGTCGGCCACGCTGCTCCGGGCCTCGGCCGCCCGCAGGAACGCCAGCCCGTCCTTGAGGCGCGGCAGCCGCTGCGCCGTGTACGTCTTGCCGTCGTGCCCCACCAGCGGGGGGAGCGCGAGGCTCGCCGTGAACTCGCTCATCAGTCGAACCGGATGGTAAAGTCGTCCACCGCGTTCTCGCCCGTCACGTAGGGCCGGAACGTGCAGACCGCCAGTTGCTCCGCGCCGCTCTCCCGCCACTCGAACTTTTCCAGCTGCACCTGCGGGCAGAGGAGCTTCCATCGGTTGTACTGCGTGCTCCCGATGGTCAGGTTCACGTCCAGCGTGGTCGCGCTGTAGGTCGCGGTGGCGTCGCGCCAGGCATCCCACAAGCCGAAGTAGTTGGTATCCCACCCGTCGCCGGTCGTGCTGCTGTACCCGCCCTCGAGGACCACCTCAAGCACCGGGTCCCGGCTGGAGGGGATGAACCCGGAGTGGCCGCCACTCGCCGCCAGGTTCTGGCGCGGCAGCAGTTCCCGGTTCTGCGTGAACTTGAACGACCGCACCACCGCCCCGGTGTAGGTGCCGATGTCGATGGTCATGCCGGCCGCCGTGGGCGGCATGACGCTCGGGACCGTGTAGGTGAGGTTTCCCACCGTCGTCTCGGACTCGTTCTGCGCCCCGATGCCCTTCATGTCGAACTGCCACACCGGGATGCCGGTATTGTCCCCGGTGATGGTGAAGGACCCGTAGCACCCCGTGGCCTTCATCAGCTCGCCCTGCTTGTAGCCCCACATCGTGACGCTGGTCGGCGTCGCCGCGCTCGGACTGATGCCGTCCGGGGTAAAGTCCCACTTCTCGGCACTGCTGGTGGTCGTCACCGTGGCGGTCATGCCACACGCCTTGAGCAGCTGGTGGATGTCCGGCACCACCACGCTCGAGGAGGTGTAGGCCGCCCCGCGCCCCTTGGCGTGCGCCTTGTGGGTGATCTCCCAGAAGCGGCCCGTGGGCGGCACCCGCTGCACGTTGCCGTTGCTCGCGTTGGCCTTGTCCCGCTTCCCGTCGAACAGGAAGCCCGGCTTCCACTCCGGCCGCTCCACGAACCGCACGCCATCGGTGCTGGTGCTCGGGCTCGCGTCCGTCCCGTAGGTGCTCTCCGCCTTCACGAGCACGCCCGCCGCGAGTGTATGCTGTCCCATGGTCGCCTCCTGGCCTTAGACGGCCAGCTCGTGGACCCGGTAGGGCACGAGCCACCCCGTGGTCACGTCGGTGTCATCGCGGCGGGCCGCCACCTTCACCAGCCGCATCGCCTGCTCGGGATCGGCGTAGATGCTGACGCTGTTGCGCCGCCGCCCGTTCGTCTCCTCGCCTGCCCGGTGCAGGCGCTCCAGCGAGCGGCGCACCGCCCGCATCACGTACAGCGCGTCCCGCGTCGCGTTCGCGCTGTTGACCGTCGCCGCGCAGTAGCGCACCAGCACCGTCGCCGTGCCGCGCTGCTCGTTGGTCGTCATCGTTGCCGCATCCACCTGCCAGTCCTCAAGCGTCACCGCGAGCGCCGGGACCGTGGCGGGCAGGTCGCCCCGCGCCACGTTCGCGTCCCGCGTCTCGTCCACCACGTCCGGCGTGGCCGGGGCCGTGTCGGTGCCGTCATACGCCATCGTCGCCAGGTGTGTCGCCACCGACTGGTCCGCGCCCAGCTGGTCCACCGTGGCGCCCGCCAGCCAGTCCGCCACCATCCGGCAGACCTCAACCATTGGTCGGCACCACTTCGATCTCGGTATGCCGCCCGTCGCCCCGGCGCTCGACGTTCCGCACCGTGTAGCTGGTGCCGTCGATGGTCAGGGTGGAGTCGTTCTCGGGCATGGTCCCGAGCGCCGCGGTCGCCACCGTCAGCACCCGGCGCCGCACCATGACCTGGTAGCCCGAGGCATCCACCTCGCTGCTCTCCCCGTCATCCAGCAGCCCGCGCATCCGGCGGGCGCCGATGACGACCACGGACGAACCGAAGCCTGACGTGAGGGCCGCCGCGTGGGCGGCGAGGAGGCCGTCGCCGGTGATCGTCATCGCGTCCTCTTGCGAAGGTCGGCCGCCGGCCGGTCGGTCGGCGGCTCCACCACCCGGGCCTGCCCGGCGAACACCAGTCGCCGGGCCGTCCCGTCCTGCACTTCCACCACCTCCCCCGGGGCCACGTCGCGGTGGTCCGCCACGGTGCCCCGGAGGATCTCAAGCCATACCCCCATTAGGAGGTCAGCACGCCGAGCATGACGTTGAACGCGCTCGGCTGGCGGATGTTGATGTCCACCATGAGCGAGGTCACCACCTGGATCATGTTCTGCTGGCTGTAGGTGTACGGATCGACCACCACGTCCGTCGCGCCCCACTGGCCGATGAGCAGCTGGTCCCACACGCCGAAGATCGGGGTGGAGCAGATGGTGGTGCTGGTGCCCTGGGTGATGTTGTCCGGCACCTGCTTGGTGACGAACGTCGGGTAGCCCGCCACGAGGTTGTCGTCGCCCCAGAGGTACGCCGCGCCGGCCGTGGTGCTCTTGAGGGTGGTCTTCCACTTGCCGCGGACCTTCGGGCTGGCCACCCACGCCATCGGGCCGATGTCGGCATTGGCGTTGGCGACGTTGGTCTCCGCCGTGATGAGGTCGGCCCACGCGACCGCCGCGCCGTTGGCCGCGATGGTCTGGAGGGTGACCCCCGACTGCGACCGGATGCCGGTGGGCTGGTTGCTGGCGCCCGTGCCGAACATCGCGGCGAGGTCCACGCCGATGGCGTTCACCGCCGTCAGGTCGTTCATCACGAACGAGTTCACGTCGAACGAGAACTGCGCGAGCAGGCGCCGCGAGAAGGCGGTCGAACTCATCGCCACCTTCGGCGACAGGCTGATCGTCTCGAGGGTTGCCGCCGTCAGGGTGTTGGCGCTCGACGGGTTCTCACCCACCCAGTTCAGGCTGTTGGCCGCGAGCTGGCGGGTGAACTGCACGGTGTCGGTCAGGCCGGGCAGGAACGTCGCGCCCGCCTGCATCACGACCGTCCGGTTCCGCAGGAGGTCGATGAAGCCGACGATGGTGGTCTGCACGCCCGCGCCGCCGAGCGACGTGGTGGCGGCGATGTTGCCGGTCACCGAGGCGCGGCCCATCGCGCTGGCCACCCGGTCGGCGGCCCGCACGTCCACGGGGGCGTTGTTCGGGATGAAGAACCCGCTCGGCGTCCGGCCCAGCTGCTTGGCCAGGGTGTCGCTCACCTCACGCTCGAACCCGGCGTCCTTCCACGCATTGGCCTGCCCGGTCTGGGCACGCAGCTGCGCGTCGATGGCGCGGGCAACGTTGTAGGTGCTCGCCTCCTTCGGGGTCATGTCCACGATCCCGGTGGGCGACTTGGCCGCCCCGGCGCGGATGCCCTCGATCTGCTTCGCCTGCACTTCCTTCATGGCCTGCGCCGGGCCGACGCCCCGCGACAGCCACGACGGCAGCAGCTCCCGCGCCTCGGGGAACTCCGCCGCCAGGTCACCCAGCACCTTCAGGTCCCGCTCCCGGGACTCGCCCGCGCTCACGCCCGCCGGGGGCGAAGCGGGCTTGATGTCGTCCGACATACGCTTCTCCTCTGCCGGTGGGATCACAGGGGGAGCCGCCGGCTCGGCACTCCGCCCAACGCCCACGGCCATGTCCGCGGGCACTGCCACGCTGCTGACCTCGAGCGGCCGCCAGCCGCGATAGACGCGGGTGGGGATGTCGCTGTTGGCCGTCTTGGTTTCGATGTAGTTCTCGCCGGGGTCGTACCCGACGCTGACCTTGGTGCGGATGCCCGCCCGGATGTCGGCCTCGACCCACGCCGCATCGGGGTGGTTTCCCATGCGGACACTGCCGCGCATCATGCGATCCGGGTCCACGTGGAGCCCTTCCACGAGCCCGATCTGCTGGCGCTGCGAGTGGTCGAGGCAGAACGGCAGGCCGTCGCGGCACTGGCTCAGGTCCACGCCGCCCGCCGAGTGGTCCAGCACCTCGTAGTACCGCTTGCCGGTGTACCAATCCATCCGCTCCACCGGCGTCTCGCTCGACGCGGCGATGTCGATGGTGGCCGGGGCATCGCCCTCGGCCCGCAGCGACACGGCCATGTCGCGGGTGTACATCGTCGGCTTGGTGCGTTCGCTCATAGCATCTCCATGACCGCCGCCAGCGCGGCCTCCTCGTCAAAGCCCCACGGGTCGGCGGTCGCCACCTCCGGCCACCCTGCCCGCACGCCCACCTCGGCGCCCGTCGCCATCACCATCAGGTCGGGCTGCCGTGGGACGAACGGGGCCACGTACCACCTGCCCCCGCCGCCCGTGCTGGTCGCGGGGGCCACCGTGGTGACCGTCGCCGTCCCGCTTTCGAGCCCCGCCTCGCTGCCCGTGGCCGCGACAGGGAGACTTCCCCCACCCGTGGCGACCGTCGCCGTACCGTCCTGCGCCGCGACCTGCGACCCGCTGGCCGGGACCGTGAACGCCAGTCCTGCCGTCCCGCCCTCGACGGTGGCCTCGCCGCCCGTCGCCACCAGTGGCGTCGCGTCCAGCGGAAGCGACCCCTCCAGTGGCCCCACCACGTCGCCGGGGAGGTTGGTGGCAACGTCGCGCCCCCATCCCCAGAAGCGGGTCCACCGCACCTAGCTACCCGTACACCGTCTCAAGCGTCCCCGCATACGTCGTGGCCGTCGTGGCGCTTTTCATCACCTCGAGCAGCGCGAGCGCGGCGTCATCAAAGACGCGCGCCAGCGTCAGCGGGCCCCGCAACCCGTCGGTCGGCACCACGAAGTTCGCCAGCGGGCAGGGGATCCACGCGATCGGGTGGCCGATCACGAACGCGATCGCACCGGTGGCCACGGCCGCCGAGCACTGCATCTGCGTCAGGGCCCCGATGCCGACGTCACCCGACTCGAGCGGCGCGAACCACTGGCCCGTCGGGTGGTCGACGCGGTTGATGATGTTGGAACTGTTGCCGGTGAGGCTCGGCAGCGTCGACGCGTTGCCCCCCTGGTCGGTGTAGGTGCACGTGGTCCAGTTGTGCGCCGTCGCCGGGAGCGCCGTCTGGCACTCCACGAACAGGAAGTTCCCGCCGATGTAGTCGGGATCCGTGGCGGTGGTGGACTGGTAGCGGGACGGCACACCCGTCACGGCCTCCGTGGCCGTGCTGTTCATCGTCTTGTTGACCTCGAAAATCCGGTCGTAGAGCAGCAGCGTCTGCGCCGACACCGTGGCCAGCATGTTGGCCTGCAGGAAGTGCTGGGTGTCGCCGCCGCTGGGGTTGGTGAAGGCGAACGCCCCCGTGGTGGCGTCCGTCGGCACGGTGCCACCCGGCGCGCCCGACGGCGCGCTCGCGGCGGCGGGCTGGTTGCCGACGCGCCAGAGCGAGTTGGTGGCCCCCACCACCCCGGTGGTGCCGACCTTCTGCACGTTCCAGAGCTTCCGCTTCCCCGACGCGGAATACTCCGCGATCAGGTCCGAGAACGAGGCGAAGCCCGCCGGCAGCGTCGCGTGCCCGCGGCGCACCCAGCGCGCGTAGGCTTTCCGCATCCGCTCGAGGTGGTAGTCGAGCAGCGAGCCGAACTTCCCCGCCGCCAGCACCCCGTGGAAGTCGCCGCCGGCGGTGGCGAAGACCGGCGAGTAGCAGTGCGCGACCGGGATCGGCGGGCCGTACCAGTCCCGCATGGAGGCCGCGATCTTGGCAACCTGGTCCGCGCCGAGGAACCGCTCAAGACGGGCGGCGTGGGTGCTCCGTGAGGCGAGGTTAGCCATTGGGCACCTCCTCGACCTCGCTGGCCACGATCTTCCCGGCCGCGTCCCGGACGTGCCGCACCGTCCGCTTGCCCGGCTTCGCGGCCTCCACCGTGACCGACACCTCAGCGGGGGCAACGTGGACCTGCGCCGGGGCCACCGTCACCGTCTCCGGTCCCTGGCGCTCCACCGTCACGTTCACGGGCGGGGTGGTCACGTTGACGATGATCTGGCGCTCGGGCGCGGGGTCCTCGGCGTCAGCCGCGCCCGCATCAGCGGCGTCCTCGCCCTCCGCCGCATCGTCCTCGGGATCGGCGGCGTCCTCCGCATCCATCGCGTCCTCCGCCGGGGCCGCCGGGGCGGGCG